ATTAGCAGCACAAGAATGTGATTGCGATTTTAGTACCTCAGGTGATGTCGTATTTTATCCTGAATGGATTGATTTTATAAAAGCAACAACAATAAAAGACCCATTAGAGCGAAGAGGTGCTGACCAAAATTTATGGGTTTGGGAACCAGCAGATTATACAAGAGAATATATGATAGTAGCTGACGTAGCTAGAGGTGATGGTAAAGACTCTTCCGCTTGTCATGTTATTGATATAGCAACTAATACACAAGTTGCCGAATATAGAGGACAATTACCTCCTAAAGAATATGGTTTCTTTTTAGTTGGGTTAGCCTCCGAATACAACAATGCAATGTTAGTAGTTGAAAATGTCTCTGTTGGTTGGGCTACTTTAGATGCTATTATTGAAAGAGGTTATCGTAACTTATACCATTCACCAAAATCAGATCAATTAACAGCCGAATCATATCTAAGAGTATTTGAAGGTAGTTCAGATATGACACCTGGTTTTACAATGTCTTTAAGAACAAGACCATTAGTAGTAAACAAATTTAGAGAATATGTTGGTGATCGTTCTGTAACAATACGTTCAAAACGATTATTAGAGGAAATGAAAGTATTTGTTTGGAAAAATGGTAGACCAGAAGCTCAAACTGGTTATAATGATGACTTAGTAATGAGTTTTGGTATTGGAATGTTTTTAAGAGATACTTCTTTAAAATTCCAACAACTTTCTCATGATATGACTCGCGCTACACTTGGAAGTATGAAGAAAGTCACGTATACTGGCGCATACGGTACCAACCAAAATAATAATCCTTTTAAAGTAGAAAATCCATATGGTGGATTTGAGGACATTAGTTGGATATTGTAATATTTATAATATATAAATCTAAAAAATGGCAGACAAAAATCTATTCACCCGATTACAACGACTGTTTTCAACAGACGTCATTATAAGAAATCAGGGAGGAAGTGAATTAAAAGTTATGGACGTGGATTCAATCCAACGTTCAGGCGATGTAGCAACAAACTCTCTAATGGATAGATACAATCGCTTGTATTCTCCAGCAGCAACCTCTTTATTAGGAGCCCAACTAAATGTAAACTGGCAGTACCTAAGAACCATGGTTTATTCAGATTATGATAACATGGATTATGATGCTATTGTTGCCTCTGCTCTTGATATTATTGCCGATGAATCTACTTTAAAAAATGATATGGGAGAAGTTCTCCATATCAAATCAAGTGATGATGATATTCAACAAATACTTTATAACTTATTTTATGATGTATTGAATATTGAATTCAATCTTTGGTCTTGGATTCGTCAAATGTGTAAATATGGTGATTTTTTCTTAAAACTAGAAATTGCTGAAAAATATGGTGTTTATAATGTAATTCCTTACACTGCTTTCCATATTGAAAGACAAGAAAACTATGATAAAGAACATCCAAATGCTGTAAGGTTTAGATATTCACCTGAAGGTATTTATGCTGGTGGTTCAGGATATTATGGAACTCCTGTATTAGGAACATTTAATGATAATGAAAACCAACCAGGTATTCTATTTGACAATTATGAAATGGCTCACTTTAGATTGTTAACTGATGTTAACTATCTTCCTTATGGTCGTTCATATTTGGAACCAGCTCGTCGTATCTTTAAACAATATGTGTTAATGGAAGATGCTATGTTGATTCATAGAATTTCTCGTAGCCCAGATCGTCGTATTTTCTATATTAACGTTGGTTCTATTCCTCCAAATGAAGTAGAAAATTTCATGCAGAAAACTATTTCTACAATGAAACGTACTCCTTTAATGGACCAAAAGACAGGTGATTATAACTTAAAATACAACATGCAAAACTTATTGGAAGACTTTTATATTCCAATTCGTGGAAATGATGTATCAACTAAAATTGAAACTTCACCAGGTTTACAATATGATGGTATTCAAGATGTTACTTACTTAAGAGATAAATTATTTGCTGCCCTTAAAGTTCCTAAAGCATTTATGGGTTATGAAAAAGATTTAACTGGTAAAGCAACATTAGCAGCCGAAGATATTAGATTTGCTCGTACAATTAACAGAATCCAACGTATTGTATTATCAGAATTATACAAAATAGCTTTAGTACATTTATATTCTCAGGGTTATACAGGTGAACAGTTAACTAATTTCGAATTAGATTTAACAACTCCATCAATCATTTACGACCAAGAAAAAATTGCTTTATTAACTCAAAAGGTAGACTTGGCTCAAAAGATTATGGATACTAAATTATTACCTACTGATTGGATTTACGATAATATATTCCATTTGAGTGAAGATCAATACGATGAATATAGAGATTTGATCGTTGAAGACCAAAAACGTGCATTCAGACAAAAACAAATTTCTGAAGAAGGTAATGATCCTAAAGTAACAGGTAAATCATATGGTACACCCCACGATTTAGCATCACTTTATGGTAAAGGAAGAATGTATTCTGAACCAGAAAATGTTCCTGTAGGATATGGTGATGATTTGAAATTAGGTCGTCCTGAAGAAAAATCAACTAATCGTAATACACAAGATGATAATTTTGGTAAAGATAGATTAGGTTCTAAAGGTATGAATGGTAAAGATAACGAAAATGAGCAAGGAGGAATCAAACCAAACTATAAAGGAGGTTCACCCTTAGCTCTAGAGGCAAATCAAATTTACCTTAAAAATAAAACTTTGATTGAGGGTTTATTTAAGAATACCAATCCTGAAAAAACAAATGATGGGGATTCATTGTTAGATGAAAGTAAGTTGAAGGAATAAAAATTTTCATATATTTATAACAAAATCTTTAGGGATGAACATTAAACACTCTAAGTATAAAAATACGGGAATCTTGTTTGAGCTTTTAGTAAGACAAATTACCTCTGATACTTTATCAGGTAAAGATTCAAAAGCATCAAGTATCCTTAAAAAATACTTTGTAAAAACCGAGTTAGGTAGAGAATACAAATTGTATGAAACTCTTACCAAACACAAAAACTTAACAGAAGGTAAAGCCGAGGTTGTAATTAATTCAGTTATTGAGTCCTCTAAACATTTAAATAGAGGAGCTTTAAAAAGACAAAAATACAATCTGATTAAAGAAATCCAAAACCACTATAACTTGGAAGAGTTCTTTAAAACTAAATTACCTAACTACAAAACTCACGCTGCATTATATACGTTGATAGAGATTTATAACAGCGAAAACTTATCCAACCCCGACCAACTAATTTCAAACAAAATTGCTATTTTAGAAAGTTTAACAACCAAACAGGTTAATAAACAAAAGGTTGAGGATGATTTAATAACCGAGTTCCAATCTTACGATAAAGACTTACGTATTTTAACTTACAAAGTAATGTTGGAAAAATTCAATGGTAAATATTCTACATTGAATGATAACCAAAAAATGGTACTAAAAGAATTCATTAATTCAGTTGACTCAACTCCAAAATTAAGAGAATTTTATAATACTAAAGTTGAAGAAATTAAAGAAGAATTAAATAAGTTATCTAAAAAAGTTACTGAAAAAGTAATTCAAATTAAATTAAATGAGGTTACTAACTTATTGACTCCATTAGGTAAAATATCTAATGTGGGTAATGATGATTTAGTAAATTTATTACAATATTACGAACTTTTAGAAGAACTTACAAAAGCAAATGGGTAAATATAAATTCAAATTAAGCGAAGTTGATAGAAAAGTCCTTAAACCAAAGGATGTTGACCCTGCCTTAATTAAAAGAATAGAAACCCAATACGGTCCTGTTGATATGGTAAATGATTTCTTTTCCAGTGACCTAAAAACTTATTTTAAAACAGATAATATTAACCCAGAAACAGGCTCAATTAGTCATGAATTGATTCAATTGGCTTCTTTTACTGAAAGTTTTACTAAATTATATTCTACAGTACAAGCATTTAAAAATTTATTAACTTCCCCTGAAGGTAAAAACGATAAGGTAGTAAATGATACTTTAGTTAAATTAAAAGATCTTTTTAATGCTTATAGAACTTACCTTCGTAAGTATTATCCTGACCAATATGAAGCTGTTAAATCACAATTGGATGAAATATCTTCAATAGCTTCAAATTCCTTTTTTACTTCAGGTGGTGAGGGAGAAAACCATACAGGTCCTTCCCCACGTAAATCTACTTACGGAGCTTATACACAAGCCGGATTCAAACCAGTAAAAGAAGGTCCTGGAGCAACATTAGGTCCTGGTCCTAAAGCTGGTCCTGAAGGTGTTAAAGACAATATGTATGTGAAGAAGTTCAAATACAAATTAGTTGACAGACCTGCCTTAAATAAAGCAGCCAAAGGAATTGAGGTTAAAAAATTATGGGAGGCAGAAGATATTGAACAGTTTTTAGATGATATGCAAATAAATGATCCTAAAAGAAGAAAATTTGTTGCATCTCGTTTAATGGCTTTTGATGCCATAGAGGATAAACTAAATCAATTAGTTCCTATGATGCAACAAGCCAAACACAAAACTGTTGATTATTACAGAGAAAATCCTGAATCTTATTCCATTGTTTATGGAACAGATTTAGCACAAGATTATTTAGACGACTTATTACAATTATTTAAAGATTAATATAATGGAAAAAACATTGCAACAACAATACATCCTTATTAAAGAAGGAAAAGGAAACAAAGATGACTTTTTGAAAAGCGCTCGTCGTGTATTTCCTGAATACATTTCTCCTTTGACTGACTACAAAACAGCAGTTCATATTCTAAAAGGTAAAAGTGTTTTATCTGAAGGCATAGGAGGAATAGCTACTCAAAACCCAAACAAACCAGATTGGTTTAAAATTTTCAACGAAAACTTGAAAGAAGCTGTAGGTGTTAAAGACAAAGAAGAATACGGTGACGTTAACACTTTCAAAGCTAGCAAAGAAACAGAAGAAACTTTGAAAAAAACCAATTACGACAATGCTGATCCTAAAAACATAGATAATGTTTATGGTCAATCATTTTTGTTAGGTTACTACACCGAAATGAAAGATCCTAAAAATGCTGATAAAACAGTTGATGAACTAAAAGCCATTGTTTTAAAAAACATGGATAAAGACATTAATTACTATCACACAGAAACATCTTTTGGTGTTAAAGGAATTGGATACACTAAAGAAGCCCCAGGATTAGGTGAGCCAAAAGCACCAAAAGGCAAATACAAATCCTCAGGATACGGTGATTTAGATAAAAAATAAAATGAAACAAGTACTAATTGAAACCATACCATTTAAAGTCTCACGTGAACAATTACACGAGGGTCTTAAAGCATCATCTGGCAATCCTTTGGTTGAAGGAATACTTGCTACAGCCGAGGTAAAAAATGGTAATGGTCGTTATTATTCAAAAGAGTTATGGGAAAGAGAAATTGACAAGTATCAACAAATGATTGATAGTAATACTTCAACAGGTGAGCTAGATCACCCTGATTCCTCAATTATCTCTTTAAAAAACGTTTCCCATATCATCAGAAAATGCTGGTGGGATGGTGATAAAGTAATGGGTAAAATAGAAATTTTACCTACAGTATCAGGTAACATCTTAAAAGCACTTATTGATAATGGAGTTACAGTAGGTGTATCCTCTAGAGGAATGGGTTCTCTAAAACAAATTGGAGAAACATTAGAGGTACAAGACGATTTTGAATTATTGTGTTGGGACTTCGTATCAACCCCTTCAAATCCGGGCTCATATATGACATTGGTTAAAGAAGGTAAAGAAGTTCAAGCATACAAATATGGTAAAGTAAATTCTTTACTAACCGAGATCCTTTGTGCAAACGGATCTTGCCCAATATTTTAACCCCCTCCTTGGATAGTATCCCTGGACCGACCCTCCCCTAAAAAGGAGGGTTTCATTTTGCGACCTTTAGAAATTTCCATATATGTATATTTGAATATGCGATCTCTATATCGCATTTATTGAAAATATTCTATTACGCTTCGACCTTCGTCAGTCATCAATAAGCGTACTTCCAACAAAAATTATTTGAGGACAAAAAAACAAAATGGCAAACAGAGACTTACTTAAAGAAGCCATTGCCGATGCTAAAGCTGTTAAGGAAACAGCCATCGCCAATGCAAAGGCCGCTCTTGAAGAAGCTTTCGCTCCACGCATGAAAGAAATGCTATCTGCAAAGTTAGCAGAAATGGATGTAATGGATGAAGCTGAAGAGATGGACGAAATGAAAAAGAAGGAAGTTGAGGAAACTTACAGCATGGACGAAGCTGATTACATGGACGAAGCTGATACAATGGATGAAGCTGAAGAAATGAAAGAAGCTGAAAAAATGGATGAAGTTGATCTTGACGAACTTTTAAGAGAGCTTGAATCTATGGATGAAGAAACCATGGACGAAGCTAAAAAAGAAGACGAGAAGAAAAAATCATTAGAAGAAGTTGAAGAAGCTTTAGGAACAATCAACGATCCTGACACTCCTACAGCCCACGATAACGTAGCTGAAGAAGAGGATGTAACTGTTTCTGACGATGAAGAAATCGATCTTGAAAACATGTCAGAAGATGATCTTAAATCTTTTATCGAAGATGTAATCGCTGACATGGTATCAGCTGGTGAATTAGAAGCCGGTGAAGGTGCTGAAGAAAAAGGCGAAGAAAAAGATGAAGAAGCTGGTGTAGAAGTTACAGCAACTGAAAAAGAAGAAGTTGCTGAAGCTAAAAAGAAAACCGAAGAAATGAAGAAGAAAATGGCAACAATGAAGAAAGAGTTAGACGAAGCTTATTCTGCATTAGAAACCATCAAATCTGAATTGAATGAAGTTAACTTATTCAACGCAAAATTACTTTACACTAACAAAATCTTCAGAACTAAAAACTTGACTGAAAGTCAAAAAGTAAAAGTATTGGCTAGCTTTGATAAAGCCACTAGTGTTAAAGAAGCAAAACTTGTTTATGAAACCCTTTCAGAAGGATTCAATGAAAAGAAAGCTCCTGTTAACGAATCAATGTTAAGAGGTGGTGCTTCTAAACCTGCTGGTGTAGTTAAAGAAAGAAAACCAATCATGGAAGTAAATGACCAATTTGCCCGTTGGCAGAAATTGGCTGGAATTAAGTAAAACAAACAAAAACAAAACTAAAAAATTAAACAATTAAAACAATGTCACAAGTACAACAATTACTCGAAAGTGCAGCTGGCTCATGGAAGTCACTCCAGAGCGATGCTGCTAAATTGGCCGGTAAATGGTCAAGAACTGGATTGTTAGAAGGATTAGGTGAAGTTGACAAAAACAACATGTCTATCTTGTTAGAAAACCAAGCTAAACAGTTGGTAACTGAAACTAACACTATCGCTTCTAACTCATCATTCACATCAGGTGGTCAAGGTGAAAACTGGGCCGGTATTGCTTTGCCTTTAGTTCGTAAGGTATTCGGAACTATCGTTGCTAAAGAATTCGTTTCAGTTCAGCCTATGAACATGCCTTCAGGTCTCGTGTTCTTCTTAGATTTCCAATACGGAAACAACAAGACTCCTTACACTGCAGGTTCTTCAATCTATGGTAACAGAAACACTGCTTCTCAGTTCCCATTCTCTACTCCTGCTGCCGAAGGTGGTCTTTATGGTGGTCCTGAAGGTCGTTTCACCTACTCTACTAACCAATTCTCTGCTTCATTCACAGCAACTGGTTCACTTGGTGGTGGTACTTTACCTACAGTTACTGCTGGTAACGCTACTGTAGTTACAGCTTCTTGGGCTGAATTGAATTTCGATTCTGATTACTCAGCTTCAGTACTTGCTAACCGAATCTATAAAGTAACTATTACTGCTTCTAACTCAACCTTACCAAGCTTTGACCAAGATGCAGTTCGTGGTTTCGTAGGTTCAGGTAGCACAGCTGGTTTCGGTACTGCTTTTACTCCTGATAACTTATTATCTCAGTTTACTACCTACAACTACAGCGCTAACAGCATTAGCTTGTTCTATACTGCTTCTGCTACCGCTACTTGTTCTGGTTCTTTCACAGTATTCTATCAGAAGTCAACTTCAAGAGATGGTCTTGATGTAACTTCAGGTAACAACGGTGGTTCAGGTTTATTCTCAGGTCGTGGTGATTTCGAAGCCGATGGTGCTTTCTCAATCCCTAACGCTGCTTCTGCTACTCAAATCGTTATCCCTGAGATCAACGTTAGAATGCAGTCACAGCCTATCACAGCTAAAACTAAGAAATTGAAAGCTGTATGGACTCCTGAATTTGCTCAAGACTTAGCTGCTTACCAAAACATCGATGCTGAAGCTGAATTAACCAATATCATGAGCGAGTACATTTCTATGGAAATTGATCTCGAAATTCTTGATATGTTGATTGAAGATGCTGCCGCTGGTACTGAATACTGGTCAGCTCTTAACAACCAAATCTACAGCAACGGTGCTTTCGTGAACAATGCTCAAGGTTTCTACAACACTCAAGGTCAGTGGTTCCAAACTTTAGGAACTAAGATCCAGAAGTTAAGCAACAAAATCCACCAGTTAACTCTTCGTGGAGGCGCTAACTTCTTAGTAACTTCTCCAACTATCGCTACTATTCTTGAATCTATCCCTGGATTTGCTTCTACTAACAACGGTGAAGCTGATCAAATGGAATATGCTTTCGGAGTACAGAAAGTTGGTCAGGTTAATGGTCGTTACAAGGTTTACAAAAACCCATATATGACTGAAAACTTGATCTTGTTGGGTTACAGAGGTAGCCAGTTCCTTGAAACAGGTGCTGTGTTCGCTCCTTACATCCCCTTGATCATGACTCCTCTAGTGTACGATCCTGATACCTTCACTCCTCGTAAAGGTCTCTTGACTCGCTACGCTAAGAAGATGTTACGTCCTGAATTCTACGCTAAGATCTATATTAGTGGATTAAACACTATCTAATCTTAGAGAAAGGATAAACAACTCACAAAAGGGCCTAGATTTTTCTAGGCCCTCTTTGTTTTTAGGTACTCCTACTATATTTATAGGAAACACAGTTATAAAAATAAATTTTATGAAACAAACACCAAGTCAGTTACCTATTCAAAGTTATGTAATGAACTTTCCCTTCACCTTATCAACCTCAGACCCAAATAATATTTGGATGCAGGAATTAACAGATGAGGAATTATCAATTAATAAACCTAAAGCCTATAAACAATTTATGGACCTGTACAATTTTATGGCAGGAGGTTCTTT